CTTCAAAGATAATTAATCTTCCGAATCTACCCAATCACCCACAATAACTAGGTTTAAATCCTCTGCGATAATAGTATAAACGTAATCATCATCAGCACCCCAAGCAGCGTATTGCTCACCACTTATTCCAAGATTACCATTTGCTACTTGATAATTTTCTTCTGTTAGCAGTTGCCAATAAAAAGAGGCACTATTTCCCAAGGTTACACTTGTACCTTGTGCTTGTAATTTTACAGCAGTTTTGGTTGTACCATTCTGCCAAACATCTATTGGTTCTATTTCTTTCATATTTTACTCTTGTTTAAATAACGTGGGTAACCCTTACCCTTCTAATGTTTCAATTCTTGATTTTAAATCTTCTATTATGGTTTGTTGTTCTTGGATTGCTTTAATCATTGGTGCTATTAAATCGTTATACATCAAACCATATTCCCCATCTTTATTCCCATCGACAGAATCTTTTAATAATCCATCTTTTAAATCTTGTGCAATTAATCCATAATGCTTCTTGTTAAAATCTTGATGAGTTTCTGATAAATCTTTAAAATTATAGGATTTTGGCTTTAATGTCATTACAAAATCAATTCCCAAATCACACTCAATAATATTTTCTTTTAGTGTTTCATCCGATGTACTGACACCATTAGCACTGTAAATCAAACTCCATCTTGTCCCACTTGCTCCTAGATTTTGAGCGTTATCAGCTCCGGGAAGAACTGTTCCACCCGCTTCAATTTTTAAACGTACACTACCACCCGCTTCAAGAGTGATATTGCTTGAATTAGCCGCAATAATTCTATTATCATTATATGGAGCTGTCCCAATGTAAGCTGCACTTTGTATATAAAACATAGATGCACCATTTGGAACATCTTGAAAATAAATAGTACCGTTAGATGAACCATTTATTGTAATCGAAGAAGCCGCAGTTACAGTACTACTAAAAGTAGCAGCACCCGTTTGACTATCTATTGTTAATGGTGTAATATATCCTACTGCTGTTTTATATGTTCTTAATCTTACCGCACCTGAACTATAATCTAAAAGAGCATCACCACTACTGAAATTAAATACTCCTGTACCCGCATTAAATGATGTTGCATTAATACTTGTACCACTCAATGCACCACTAAAAGTAGCATTACCCGTCGATGAGATGGTGAGGCGTGGTATGTTATTTGTATAAAAACCTATTGTTTTAGCAGCAGATGCGTGACTAACACCATAAACTCGCATATAAGTATCGTTGGTAGTTGCACCTCCATTGTATTGAATCCAATGCGAATCACTTCTATTTAGAAAATTTGAGTTTGCGGTAGTACCTATTTTAATGTTTCCATAAACATCTAATTTTTCAGATGGAGCAGTTGAACCCGTTCCAATACCCACTTTACCCGAATTACTGATAACTAAATCTTGATATACTGCCGTAGGACTTGTAATTGTTCCATTAAATCTGCCTAACCAAGTTGAAATGTTACCATCAGTTCCCGTATCCTTACCTACTAAACCCGCACCATAATTAGCGTATTTCATCAAACCGTGACGACTTGCTAAATCAACAATTATACCACTATTCTCTGTGTTTATTATTACATTTTCACTAAAAGTAGCATCACCCCCCGATGAGATGCGAACGGCTTCCGAACCTCCCGTATACATTACAAGATTATTATTAACTCCCCCCCCATCAATTCGCCACATAGCAGTAGCACCCTTAACACCCGAACTTAAATAATTAAACCTTGCTCCCGCATCGTTTGCCGCATAAAGGCTAAGTTTACTTGCGTATCCGTCTGTTAAATTATCAATGTTTACCCTTAAATCACTTGAATTATTACCACTAACCGTAATAGCACTTGCCGATTCTGTTATAATACTATCCTCTATATCTGCTCCACCTGTTGCCCATTTAGTAATAGTTCCTGCAGTTCCTGTTCCTGCGACTGTTCCTGTTCCTGCTGTTGTTTTTAAAACATTTCCACTATTGTCTGTTCCTAATAAGTAAGTAACTGTGCCTGTTTTATTACTAGCGTTATAGGCTGATAACCTTAATGTTCCTGTTGAATTAAACCAAGCACGAACGACTCCTAGTCCTGTGGATAAAACAACATTATTATTATCAGTTGTTATGTTTATTGTGCCATCATCACCATCAAAACCACCAAGAATTACATTTCCTTCTGTGGCAGTTATTTCTGATCCTGCATAATTTCCAATAAATACATTTAAGCTTTGAGTACTTGCTGCTACATTTCCCAAAGAAGAACCTGCGTTTTTACCTATAATAATATTGTTACTTAATTTAGTTCCGTCTTCTGCAGCATTTTGCCCAATTATAACATTTCCCCCTCCTGTATGAAATTGACTTACATCATTAAACGCATTATTACCTATTATAACATTTGCTGTACTAGAATTTGATGTTGGAAAAGTACTTGCATTACCTATGACAATATTTTTGTCTCCTGTTACCCCATCTTGAAGAGTTAATATTCTTCCATCATACTGAAAAGAACTTGAACTAGATACTGAATTAGAACCATCAAATACTGCTATTTGATCATCAGCACCCGAACCCGAAATTCCACTTGTAGCAGCATCTATAAATGAATATGTTCCACTACCATCAGTAGACAACACTTGTCCACTAGTCGTTCCATCAGTAACTGCTGAAATAGCACTTGTACCATTACCTAATAAAATACCCGTTAATGTAGTTGCTCCCGTTCCTCCATTAGCAACACCTAGTGTACCACCTATAGTAATAGTTCCACTTGTAGTAATTGGTGAATTTGTAACAGTTAATCCCGTTGGAACGCTTAACGCTACTGATGTGACAGTTCCCGTAGTTGCATCTACTTCAATAACATAACCACTAGAATCAACTGCTAATGTCTTGGCTAATGTTCCCGTATGTGTTCCGCTGCCGTAATCGGGCATTTGTAGCTTACCAACATTATCTATTAATTGTCTAATGTTAGCTGCTCCATCTGAAATAATAATACGATTAGATAATCCATCAATTGTGCTTCCCGTGTTTGAGCCAATAACTACATTATTGTTTCCCGTTACAATTGCATTACCCGAATTATAACCAACTCCAAGATTATGATCGCCCGTACTAAGTTTTAATGCTCTATATCCTAAAGCAGCATTGTGGCTACTAGTTGTATTATTTCTTAATGCTTCGTAGCCTAAAGCCACATTTTGTCCTCCCGAACTATTAGTATAAAGAGAATAGCTACCTATTGCAGTATTATAATTACCATTATTAGAATTAAACAATGAATAATGTCCTATAGCCGTGTTATCAGCACCTACGGTTTCACTAAGTAATGAGTGAAAACCAACAGATGTGTTATTATCTCCCGTTGTCATAGAAAAGGATGATTGATAACCAAAAGCACTATTATTACTGCCTACAAATCCTACTTGACTTAAATTACCCTCTCCAAAACCCGTATTAAAACCATCCGTATTTAATGCTATATTTCCTCCACCAATGTTGTAATTTTTCTTATCTGTAGGTACATTGTTCGGCTGATATAATGTAATAGTACCATCAGATGCAATTAATAAATTACTTGATGCACTAACCACACTTGTTCCGTTTCCTAGAATAACTCCCGTTGGTAAGTTTGGCAATGCATTTACTCTAAATGCTCCTAGCACCGTTAATGCTCCTCCATTACCTCCTTTAATTACCTTACCTATCTTTTGTATTAAATTAGCCTCTCCCGTTGGTGCAGTATCAACCAATCCACCCGCAGTTGCAGAACTTACAAACAACTCATCACCCGTTGAAAATCCCGTTAAATTTAATCCCGTTAACTCACCACTAGTTATACATTCACCTTCATCGTTAATATTGTTGAGGCTTTCTTTCATTATACCAAGAGCGGGCATTTTAGTAGAATCACTAGCATTTGCCTTACTTACTTCGGGATTATCACCCGTACCTCCACTTATATATACAACATCACCTTTTGACAATACTTCTGCTGCTTTTACTTTTTGAAGTAAAGCACCATTTATATCACCGTTAAATTGAGCAGTTGTGGTTATATCAGCACTACTAGATATAGCAATTGTAGTTGTGTTGCCTTGTGTTAATACCTCTTCTAAAGTTTGATTATCTGATGACTCAGTAAAATACAAAGTACCACTACCATCCGTAGATAACACTTGTCCCGAAGTTCCATCTGCATTTGGAAATGTGTAAGCGTTATGAAATCTAATTGCAGTATTTGAGAGATATAATTGTGAACCATTTCCTCCACCATCAGTAATCCTAATAAGACTAGACGTAAAAATTCCGCTATCCGTGGTTTTTAATAAACCTAAATAACTATCCTTTATTTTATTTCCTGTTAATGCTGCCATGCTTATTTCTTTTTTCTCATTTCTCTTCTCAAATCCTTAAATAACTGTGCCTGTTTCTTCCATATAGCGGGGAAAAAGAATGGATGAGGCTTTGTTCCGTTTGTCAATACATCCATTATAGCAATTCCAATACCATCTTCACTAAAACCCCTAGATATAAAGTAATCTGTTAATCTTTTTATTACATCCCCTCCTTCTCCCTTCATTCCTCTAAATGTACTAGCGTATGAAGACAAACTAGATGGTGGATTTGCTCTTTTTCTTGTTCCAAACTCAACAAATGCTCCGTGAACAGAATCAACAACCAACTTCCATTCGCCTCCCTTTTTTGGAGTAATCTTCTTTTTTACTCTTAAACTCTGTTTTAAATCTCCTTGATCAACAGATTTATTCCTAACTAAATTTAATTCAGCTTCTTTTTTTGAACCCTCAATAAACTTGTTAAATGCCATTTCAATGTTTTTATTCTTCTTTGCAAACATTGATGAAACATGAGCATTAAATTTATTACTATTACTTCTAAAACTGATACTCATTCTATTACGTTACAAACTAGTTCAATAATTCTTTGATAACTCTCTTGAGCAGAAATAGAAACAACGCTATAATCCTTGTCCCTCCAATTAATAAAATTAGATTTAGTTAACAATGGATCCAATTGAGCGTTTCTTATTCTAAAAACCCAAACTCCTTCTAATACATTTTGATTTCCGGTTAAATCTTGTCTATCTTCTCTCTTTTGATAGATGTCTGCCCAAGTACTTAGTACATCACTTTCAGCATCAAAAGAACGTTGTCCTGTTGTGCTTGTAGTATAAGTCCTAGATTTAATAGTTATTCTCTCCCTCATATTACAATAGGTTTGTACGGAGACATTAATTGAATTGTCTCTGTGGGTGGCGCCGTAGGTACATCCTTATCAAAGAAATTTCTATTATTATCGTACATAACCTTAATGTAAGCGAGTGTAGCTAGTTTTATTTCACTTGGGACGGAGGATCCATCCGAATTATAGTAAATGTTTACTGTTTCATATGATTTCTTGAAATCTAAAACCAAACTTCTTGCTCTACTATTAGTTAATCCATAAGTCCAATAATCAGTAGATTCAGTAAACGTACCACTACCATCTGAATTAAAAGTATTATAAGTTACGTTAGTAATAGTAGTTACAGGAGAAAACAATAAATCAATATATTTCTCTGTAGAATCGTATTGAATTACAATATCTCTGTCTCTTAGTGTTTGCTTGAATTGCCTTTCTATATAAGAAGCAGCAGCTTGAAACATATCACCAATAAGAACATCATCAGTAGAGTTATCTACCTTCAGATAGTTCTTTATTTCAGTTAATGTTAAATAATCAAAACTATCGCTTTGTCCACTCGCATCAGAAATAGTATAATTAATCATTCTCTAATTCTTCAATTAAACGAGATTCTTTCCATCTTTTGTCGGCTTCTTTACCAAATTTATCTAAATATTGTTCTCTTAAAGAATCAATATCATCTACCTCTTCTTCTTTGGTTTCTACCTCAACCTTTAATTCCTTAGTCTGAACAACTTGCTTTTCTTCTTTCTTAACGAAATCATATGTTTCATGAATAGCTTGTCCTGTTTTAATTAAGTGTTGTTGATCAGCTTTAGAGGAAACATCTAAAATATCCCCTACCTTAAATTGTCTACCATCATGTAAGAAATCAACTTTTACTTTCATTTGTGCCATACTACTTTGATTTTAATAAATGTTCTAAAATTTTATTATTTAAATTTTCTATACTACCTAGCCTATGTCCTATTTCATTTCTAAATTGTTGATCAGAAGTACTATTAATTTTTACCTCACTCTCTATCGTAGTAACTTTCTTTTCTAGATTATCTAGTCTATTGTCGTGTTGCTTCAAGGTAGCGTTTTGTTGTTTGTCAATTAGTTTGTGTCCAAGGACGCTTCCTCCGGCTCCTGTTGCTCCAACTCCTAATAATGCCATCAATTCTGCCCAATACTGAGTAAGCCATTCGTTCATTATATTATTTAATAATATCTTGCGCTTCCTCTAAACCTATCTTACCGCTTATGAACATATACATGACACAACCCGCTACGAGCAATCTTATTACTTGCTTGATAAATCTAGGTGTTAGTTTAAATTTACCTTCGCCACCTTCTGTAGACTTAACTTGCTCTACAACTTCTCCCGCTAATGGTATTACAGTTTCAATAATATTAAGTAAACCCTTGATTATCATAATTATTTTTTTAACAAAGATAAATAAAAAAAGCCACCATTTTAAAGGTGACTTTCTAAACTAAAAAAACAAGAAAAAAAATATTAAGTATACTCTTTACTTTGAATAACTGATGTCATCTCCATTGGGATTTTATGCCCTAAAAGTTTATTCATTTTATTGATATCACTAAGGAATATTTTTTCCTTATTTAAATATTTTTCTATAATTTCATTTACCTCTTTTATGTTTCTTCGAACATCAAGAACCTCTTCTCTTAATTTATAGTATTTACTTCTCATCTCTTAGTTGTTTAGCTTTTAATTCGTACCACTTAGCCTTTGATAAATCTCTTTCAATAGGCTCGTTTGGTTTTGTTCCTACTCTCATACGATATTTAAAAGAAGTCATCTCACAATGCTTAATAAACGCTTCTTTGCCCCAAATGTCTATCATCATTTCAAAGGTTTCTTTTCCTCCTGTTTTATAATGATTTGGATTTGTGTAATCGTATTCTTCGTTCATAAAACAAGGTTAATAACAAAAAATATAAAAACAAAGAAAAAGGGATGCAAATTGCACCCCCCTTTCAAACAAACACACATAAGTGGTTTAGGCATTCAAACTTGCAATAGCAGTTGAGAACGTTCCATGAACAAAAGCATTTGGATTGTGAATTGGCAAAGCAATTCTTTCTGTAGCTTTTACAGTAACCAAATCCTTAACAAAGTTGTCAGAATGTTGCTCAGAGAAAGAAATTTCCATATCTTCTCTCATTGCTAAAGTAGCACCCGCAGAGAAATCACCGATAATAAACTTATCAGCAGTTACCGCAGTTGAAGGATATATAGGAGTTCCTAAAATTGTCAATACACCATTAACAAACACAACGTAATTAGCGTTGGCATCCTTATTCAAAAACATTTTATTGTAATCAGTTGGATTAACCATAACCGCAGTAGGAAGATACTCAGCAATTTGTGCTTGGTTCTTCGCAGCGATTAGTACATCAAACTCATTAGTGTATGCAGAAGCATTAGCACCAAAGAACTGATAGAAAGCAGCAGATGAAGCCTCGTTAAAAGCAGCACCACCACCGGCAGTCATCAACCCTTGCAAATTAGCGCCTGTTCCGGCACCAAATAACAACTGATTGTCTTCCACATTCATCACCTTAGCGGGAATCCTTGTAGAAATGTATCCACTTAAAGCGGGAACATCGTTAAACATTTCCTTAGTCATAGTTAACTGAGAACCAATGCTTCTTACAGGAGCATCAACAGGATCCAACTTAAATTCAGATTCTCCGTAAGCAGAAGCCTCAACTCTAGCAGCAGCGCCGTTAGTGTAAGAAGTTTCTTGGATATATCGAATTGTGTTAGAATCAGTTGAGATTGTAGTTAGTAAATCTCTTACCCTAGTAGTTCTAGTTGGATCATAGTAAAATCCGTTTAGTCTATCAGCCGGTACAGTATCACCCGATGCGTTAGCAGCAGTTGTCATAATAGCTTTAAGGTTTAATGTAGCTTTAGACGAATCTCCGCTCATAAACGATTTAAAACTAGCACTATCAGCTAAAGCCGCTTTTAGGTTTGCGCTGAAATTTTTTGGTGGAGCATTCTGAAGTGACTTCTGCTTGTCCAATTCCAATGAATCAATTCTTGAGTTTAAATCCTCAACAACTTTTCCATGCTTTGAAATCAATTCGTTTACTTCTCCTTTTAATTGGTTCTTGTAATCAGAACCCATATTTTTTTCTACTGATTGCTCTACTTTAGCATCAATAGTGCCTTCTAACCCCTCCTTGAGGGATGTTAAGCGTTGGTTTAAATCTTCCATTTATAATCTTAATAAAAAGTTATCTAATTCGTCTGCTATCCTTTTGCTTTCGACTGATTCTTTTTGGAGTTCATATTTTTGAGACTCATTAAGTATAAGTGAAGATTTCTCTCTTAGCATTCGTAATTCAAATTCCATTAGATGAGGATTGTCAAGTTTTCTAGACATTCCTATTAACTTATCAAATTCATCTATTAGATTATCAACTGATTTTGTTCCTTTAAACTCAGTTACTTGAGCCAAAGGATTAGCTGCCAAGGTTACCAATGAAAATTCAAATAATTTAATTTCCTTGATGTAGTTGATATTAGCAGCACCTTGTTCTTCCTTAATTGGAATAAATCCAACAGAAAACTCTTTTAATATTCCTTCGGAAACCATTGTTTTAACATCCTTTCCTAAAGAACTATCTGATATTTTTGCTTCAATAAATAAGCCTTTGTCATCCTCTTTCATGGAGATAGCCTTACCAATTGGTTGATGCATATTATGTTGGTATAAGAATGCTATTCTCTCAGAGTTCTCTTGAAGAGTTTTGGTGTAAGCACCTTTTGTGATGATATCGTTGTCTGAATCAACATTATTGAAAGTTGATGCATATCCTTTGACGACACCTTTTTCGTCATCCATGTCATCAAAATAATTTCCTTTGAACCTTAACATAATAAATTTTACGTCAAAGTTAATAAAAAAAAAGAGCATTCATTTACGAACGCTCTCTACACAATATTTAAACATATATCGTAATCATGTACACCACACACACAATTACAAAACAAACTTACACAACATATCCTAAATAACACCTACAATTCACAATTTCTTTTGCCGGAGCATTAAAATCTCTTGGATGCATCATCATGGATCCGTTAACATTAAAAGATTGATTTAATGGAATAGCGCTACTCCTTGTGTAGAATGATGTTGCCTCAAAATGGCTATCTCTTATCCTGTCATCTAAAACACCAACCCAATATTTAGATACGGGTTTTTCATTTGCTATTCTAAGCATTGCCTGTAATTCAACAGATGACTGAGCAATTCCTAGTTCGGTTGCAGCAATTACTCTTGCCCTTGGGTTATTGTTGTGTTTTTTTATTCCATCTACAATATCATCCAAGAAATCGTTTTCTAGTATTATTCTATTTACAATCTCACTTGTTCTTTTCTTAAATAAATCAACCTTTGAAAATCTATTTAAAAAAATAGAAATAACCAATGCATTAATAAATGGATTAGACTCACCACCGTACTTATTCGAATACCTATCATCAATGTATTCCCCTGTCTCAAGATACCCACTCCTCAGTACTCTTTCTAAGCCGTCTGTGCTATTAACTAATTCCCAAGCAGCGTCTATCCCATTTAGTGCAATAAACAACGCTATGCTACCGTAAACATCGTCTAATTCTTTCTCTACCTTTCCTGTGTAGGAATCAATGAAGATGTTCATTCTTCTTTCGGTATTCAATAAAAAAGGAATATCACCCAATCCTTCTTTTAGGTACATACTCCTTCTTTCTCTAAAATTCTTATTTAGTGTAGGGTAATCTAATTCATGGTTACATCTGTTGATAAATGAATCATAATCCTCATAAAAATTTGGATAACACACTACTTTTTATCGTAATCAGATGTGTCATTGAGTAATTGCTGACTAGTACCTCCGGATTCTTTTGGTGTAACACCATCAGAAATCGGAATATAGTTAGCTAACATATGTATTTCGTCCATTTCTTTTTGTTCAATTGGTTCGTATTGCATAACCGCTCTCTTTTCATTTGGTGTAAGCCACCAAGCTAAAGATAACTGCCTAACAACCTTCTCCATGTCTTCCTGTAGTTCGGGAACACTTAAAAAATCAAAATCAATATAATATTGGCTACCATATGTTGGAGTTAACCACCTATTCAATTCATCTCTTACTGCAATTAATTTTGGAAATACTGCTTGTAAATAAAATGCTTTTTTTGCTTCACGATAGTTATTGAAAGTCGAACTCTGAGTGTCATTCAGAAGTATTGATGGAACCTTGTATGCAGAAGCTAAATCCTTAATTGATAAATTATATTGCTCTATTAAAGCTAAATCAGCCAAAGGCAATCCCATTTCAATCCATTTAAAATCATGATTTGTTACCATAATTTCTCCGGCATTATCTACACCCGAATACATGGATTTATATTTGTCCCTAAGAGCAGAAGCGTGTTCTGCCGTTAACATATTGTCTTGTGAACTTAGTATTCCTCTTGCACCTTGATTTGTTAAATACTTACTACCGGTTTGTATGGCATTATTATTTATGGATAAATTACGAAATAATGGCTGCAATGGACTTTGTCCGTATAAATGACTACCCGCAGTAGAATAATCGGGATTAAAATTCTTTATGTGGGCAACATCCTGTGAAGGAATTGATTTATTGTAACTCAACCAATTTAATGTATATCCCTTTATTGGATCCATTATATCACCACCAACTATCTCAACCAATTGAGAAGGTAGAACGTGCATTTCTTTTATCCTATTTTGTTGGCTACCACTTTCGGGTTTTAATCCCCAAATAAATCCATCACCCGTTAATGACTCAAATGCAATCAAATCTGCTAAAAATTCTGCTTGTCCTTGCTTTGGATTAGGATTTTCTAAAAATTTAGCTAAATCAGAATTATCTGCCGGTTTATATGCTCTTTTTTTTGCTCTCTCAGCCTTAAACATTGCATTATCATTTAATGCACCACTAATTAAGGTATTATATTCTTTTGCTGCCGAACCATCCACCTTCTCGTAGACTCTCATTTTGATGTTTGAAGCAGATTTAGAAATCAAATCAACAATAGAATAAACAGTTGCATTCTTTTGAAATCCTTCCTTTATGTAGGTTTCTTTTGTTGGC